CCACGTGCTCAATTCTAGGACACTGAAGTTCATAACTTCTTCAATGCTTTTGCCCAATCTGTCAGCAATCCGACAGATCAAGAGCAGTTCAGTGTCCTCTAGGAGTTTTTTGAGATTGCCTCAACCGACTCCGGAGCAGCGTTAAGTGCGCCACACACTCTTACAATCACATTAGGATCAACCTCATTCATAAATGTGAACTTGTCAAATTTATTGAACATGGGTTTGCCTTCTGGATCCAATGCTTTGGCAATGATGGTTTCCACCAATGCTTCCACAGTTTTACCTTCCTGTTGCAATTGAATGATTCTGCTTTCTATTGCAAAAGAATAAGCATTCTTAAAATAGATATCTGTCTTCCATTCATCCACAGTGATCTTTTTTAATCCGCCTGCTAATCTTTCTTTAAAATGCCCTTTGGCATTGTCTAATATACTCATTTGATTCTCCTCATAGTTTGTCTAATGGCAGGTTTGATCATACCATTAGGTGCTTGTTTACTGTGTCCTTCTTCAAGAACATTAATATATGGCACGCGGTTATTCACTTGCCATACTCGGTCTTTGCGGTATAAGTTCCAACCGCGTCTTGCTCTGCCTTTGTCTATGGGTGTGGCCCGTTTGACCTCTTCATAGAAAGTTTGAGCAAACAGATCCATTCGTTTGATTTGATTTTTTTTCAAATTACGAATACTGTCTTTTGATGCAAATTTTACATTCAACATAATCTGTTTGCTCTGATGCCTTATTATACTGTGCCTAGTGTGATGCCGCCTGTGCCTTGAAAGTTCACTGTGGCAGTGATCAGATCATCATAACTTGCTGTTCTTGATACTGATGTCACAATCACTTGTCCTGAAAACTTTTGACTGCCTGCTGCTGTGCTGGTGATAAAGTCCACAAACAAGTCGTCATTGCTTTCTGGTGAAAACGCTTTGGTTGCTGTGGTGTGAGCTGTGTCGTAGATCACTTCCATAGATCCTGTAAAGTCTTGCAGACCTTGCAAGTAAGTTCTTGAAACATCTCCCATAGCTGTGTTTTCAATCACTTCTTTGGTTACTTCCACTGTCCATGATCTGATTTCTGCTATGGCCGTTTCTGCGCCTGCTGAATCGTTTCCGATTTTCACTTGGCCTAATTGTCCTGTTAATGTTGCCATTTGGTTACTCCTTGGGTTTAATGTTGTTGTTTACTTGGCGCTCCTTTATGTTGCGCCAATCCTTAATCAGTATGCCTGTGGCCTGCACTCGTAATCGCTTGCTCTGAGGCACTGAATTTTTTTCTTTGTTATTGGAAAAAAATATCTTCATGGTTTAAACTGCGCTGATGGTGAATGAGTATTGCACTTCAGCAATAATCAAAAACTCACCCAATGGCGGAGTCCTTTCTATAATTTCTACTGATCGCACCAGTGTGGTTGCTGCTCTGGTGGATGTTAATTCTCTGTTTCTTTGAGTGTTGAGAGTTTCTTCTATGCGTTCAATCATTTCGTTGCGTTTTTGATCCACGGTCTGTATCTGTCCCACTCTGCCGTCTGATCTCACAAAACCTCTGATGTTCACTTCGATCACACCACGTCTTGCTCCACCCATGCTGATGTCCACACGTGTTTCATTGCCAGTGGTGATCAGCACAGCTGGAAACTGTGTGATGGCCAATTTGTTCACATCAAATGGTTCGCGTGTGATGAATGCGGGTCTGGGCGGTGTCATGTCTGACAGCACCTGTGTGATATTCACTGTGATATCTTCTCTGTTGCTCATGCTTTACCTTTTGAGGCGTAGAAATGATTCAGTCTGTTTTTCGGAATCTGTGAAGGTGCCCGAACTGTCCAAATCATACTCCACTCCGTCTCTCAACACCAAATCAAATTCTCTCTCGTATTCTTTGCGATAGAATTCCATTTTGCGTTCAAATAAATCTAGATCTGGTTCAAACTTGGCCAGTTTGGGATAGATGTGAAAACCCAATGCTTGATAGGCAGTTGCTCTTCTGAATTGAGTGGTTTTGTATAGGTCTTCGTCAGGTTCCTGCTGTCCAGTGCCTAAAATTTTGATATCAAACAATCCTATTTGTTGTGTGGGCCACCATCTGATGCGTAAATCTCTCAACACATCTTCTTGTGCTTTCAATAGTTCGTTGGTGAAATCAGCTATGCCGTAATTTAAGATGTCAGGTTCGTATTCCTTGACGTGTTCTATAGTCGCTAGGGTTATGCCCATAAGGTACTTCCTTCAGTAGGGTTACAGGTACTGCCTGTGAACCAGTTGTGAATGTTATTTATCTATCTGGCGTTTTACAAACAAGAAAGGGCCCTTGCAGGCCCTCTCTCATTCAACTGACTAATTGGATTAGTTAGTTACTCTTGCGTCAGCAATTAATTTAACACCGTAAAGGTCAATTAACTCTGATACACCGTACGCCATGCTGCCCACATATTCGGTCAGACGTGCGCTCGCATCGCGTTGTTCTTCGATGCGCATATTTCTTTTTAACACATAAGCAAGTGCTTGTGAACTCATTACTGCTCCCACAAATGCACCATCTGATGTTCCTGATACCAATGTCGATTCAAAAATTGAAATTCCATTGATATTTTGAATAAAACCAGATTTCAACGCTTCATTACCCACATCACTCAAATTGTGGTTAATCACGTTGGCGCCTGCGTTAGTCAACGCTTTTCTCAGTTGGTAACCTTGTCCTGGATGTATTACAGCAACATATGGTCCTGGAGCTTGTGCGCTTCTTAATAGTGCACCTGCTTTGAAGAACAAGTCTGCTGTTAGTTCTGTGTTGCCTGATCCCACTGATTGTGAGAAACCAGTAAACAAATTGGCCAAAGAAGTGTCCACAGATTTTGCCATGGCATCACCTAATTGTCTTCCAATTGCTACTGACACATCACCAGCTGCTGATTCCTTACCTAAATCCGTAAGCGAAATCATCGCACCGAATTCAGAACAAGTCACGTCAACTTTTGTAGTGTTGAACGCCACGTTTGTAAGATCAGCACCATCATTAACTGAAGATGCAGATACCGCCGGGAAGATAGGTATCTGTGCTATTAGTCCACTGGTGCCAGTCATATCATAATTGGACACAAGGGGTCTTATTACTGTTTGTTCACTCAGCGTGTAAATCGCTGACTGAACTATATTTGCGTAGAGTTCCGATAGAATCGACGCTGTTGCTTCATCTGCCATTTTAACTCCTTAAGTTAAATGCGAACGCCCTTGCTTTTGAGAATTTGTTTGTATTGTTCTCGATCACCAGGGTTGTTCATGTTTAGTTTGGTTATGTCTGTTTCAACCACTGACGCCTGTTTGCCCACCGCATTGCCAGTGCCAGAACCTTGCGGTCCAGCTGCTCGGAAATGTGGATTGGCATCCAGAAATTCTGACACAAGCTGTGACACTTTGACAGGGTTGCCCTTGTCGTCGTATCTCACCTTGCCTTGATTGTCGAGAACGTCCACTGCACCTGCTTCGTTCAGCTTGATCTGATCTTTCAACAATCTCACCACTTGTTGTGGATTGATTGCTTTGTTTTCAGATGCTGCCGACAACAATGTGCCGTCAACTTTGATAGTGGTTAGTTCTGATTCGTATTGATGGATCTTATTGGAAAACTTATCCGCTTGTTCCTTCAACAGTTTTTCAAACTCGCCTCGCTTTTGTAATTCAGCTTGACGTTTTTGTTCAGCTTCTTCCACCAGTTGTTTGTAGTGATCTGGATCTATGTTTCCGAATTTCTTCTCGAACTTGGATCTTTCTCGTTCTACACGTTCTGCCACAATCTTGTTGACTTCTTCTTGTGTCAACATTTTAGAATTTGTGTCTGGGTTGTCCGCCTGTTGTTGCACCTTGTTAGGTTCAGATTGAACAGTTTTCTGAGAGTCATTTACCGCGTTTTCTGCGTTCATTATATTACCTCTTGGGTTGAGTTGAGTCTACTCCCTGCTTAAGGCAGTGATGCTGTTATTTAGCACAAATGTGGTGAGTGGTGGGTGTTTTGGGATATTTTAATTCTATTTTGGATTGTTCTGCTCTGCGATTGTAGTAGCAACCTACACACACAAACCCTTTTGCGGTTTGGTGCCAGTGCAGAGTGTGATTGGGCAATGCACAACACTTACAAATGGTGGTCATCTCCAAAATTTAACAATGCTGATAATGGTGCCTATGATACCACCCAGCATGATCAACAGCATGATGGCGCCTTTGCCTTTGCTCATGTCCACACGCAAATCTTTGATTTCCACACTCATTTCTTTGAGTTGTATTTTTATTTCATCAATGGTTCGGATCAGTGTCTTCATTCTTTCAGCACAAATCTTTTCATGCGTGGATAGTGGATTAGTCTTGCGCATCATCATCTGCCTCCGTCAATGGTGCTGCAA